ACCACTGTCATTACCAACAACAGAAACATAACCTTCTCTTACGTGGACCAGATCACCCGTGAACATGCTACCCGCCGCAGCTGATTTGATGCGGTAGTTTTTCGTCTTCAGAGTGTTGGCACCACCAGAGTACCGACGCGAAGGAGTGAGACCATTAAGGGCTTTTGTAGTAGTCATACTACCATCTCCTTTCCTTTAAAGATGAGTAGAATAAGCAGCAGTCTGTTAGTTTTGGAACTGTGGCATTCTACCCTTGGTTACACTAGATTTGCTATTATTTGAAATGGGCATTCTAGAATCAGAAGCTGCCATCAGTTGCTGATTTACAGCGTCCATCATGGCGTTTGCCTTGTCCTGATAATAATCATTTCTGGCCTTTGCTTTACCACGGGGCATCTTGGCAAGAGCGACATCCCCCCGTACAACGCAATTTTGATAGCGACCTGTATCTAAAACAGTTGCAGAGTGTAACATCTCAGGAACTTCTTCCGGTGTTACAAATACCCAGCCTTGGCTCATTTTGTTTCCTACGTTCTTGTAGTCATCATCACCCTTAACGGAGATGCGTATCCAACGGAGAACCATGTCTTCATTGGTGAATCTGTCTACAACAAGATCAGGAATATCTAAAAAGTTAGGTTCAGTGTATGTGTATTCCTTGGTTTCAACTTCCCTTGCTTGACTTGCTCTGCTACTTGTTTTACTCATCTTTAAACGCTCCTTTGTTTTGTTACGCGCCTAGCCTACTGGTACATACTCACCTGCTGCTCTGTCGGCTCTTGCCTTTTCAGCAGCATATTTTTCCAGTGGTATGTTCCACTTCTGTGCTAATCTTACATCTTCCTGAGAAAGTTTAACCTTCTTTCCTTTGGCAGATGCGGTGGTTGAACTGCGCGACTGTCCAGCGACCACCTGTTGTGCAGGTTGTGAATCTGCAACTTCACTAAACTTGTGCGGGAACTCCGCTCTTATTCTCTTATCTACCTCCTGATAAAACTCTGGTGTAGATGAATCATAACCTTCTGACTTTAACTGGGCGTCAATTGTAAGAGCCGCCACTGTCATAATTTGATCTCTGTTAAACCAAGAGTTTTCTGGCTTTTGACTCCATTCAACAGCAAGAGGATCATATTCATTTGCTTGCTGCTGCTGTTGTGGTGCAGGTTGAGCTTGTCGCTGCGCCTGTACCTGTTGTTCTCTCTGTGACAGCTGCGCCTCGTACTGTTGAATAGCCTGTCGCTGCTGACTCAGTGTTGCCAGATCAACTTGACCTTTGTTGATCAACTCTTGGGCTTCTAGCATTTTTTCCTTTTCGCCTAGGTCATAGGCATCAAGGTATGCTTTCTTTGCCATTTCAATCTGCTGCTGCAGAAGCTTTTCGTTTGTGTCTGTGTTAGACTTACTAGCCTCTACAGTGTACTTGTCTCTTTCTGTCAACTGCTGAATAAGTGCTTGCTTTTCAGCCTCTGCTCTGGCAAGAAGTTCAGCCTGTTCTTTTTTCTGCTGAACCAGTTGACGAATACGTTTCTCTGCGCCTTTGGTTTCAATTCCGTCTAGCTCTGGAATATCTTTTTTCTCAGGCTCTGGAGCAGCTTCTACCTCTGGAACTGGTTCTGACTCTGGCTCTGCGCCCTCTACTTCAAACTCAACTTTATCTTCTTCTTTTTGACTAGGGCTAGTGTCAATTTCGCCCCACTCAGTTAGTTCTTCAGCAACTGCTGCTTCTTTTTCTTCTGACATTTATTTCTGCTCCATAGTTTGCGACGACTAAGATTACGCATGTAGTATTATTATATAGATAACACAGTTACCCACCTAAAACAAGAGTTGTGTCTAGGTCTTCTGGGTTATCTACTTTCATTATAATTTGATCATCAAAGAGAATAAGAAGTTTGACGCCTTTGTAGACAAACTTTGTACCGCTCAACTTTTGATAACAAACATAGTCTCCAACTCGACACCACGGTCCTGCAAGAAACTTATCCTTGTCTTCGTAGGCAAGCGTTCCAACTTTGAGTACACGCCCCACCGTGGTGAGGTAGGCGATATCATCTCTGGCTCTTTCTGGGAGAATAATTCCTCCTTTGGTTTTTGCCTTAATAGTGACAGGGCGCACCAGAACGTGATAACCCGGAATCTCCGGTAAAACTTCTGGATCAGATACTTCATCTTCTGTAATCCATGTATCATTAGGCATTGCCCCTGCAAGTGAAGGATTAATCATCGTCTTCGTCTATCTCCATTCTTTTGTTAATAATCTCTGTCAACCTGTTGTAAGACCAGTCTATACCTGAGATTGTTCCTACAACCTGTCTATAATGGTTATAGTCCTCTACTTGGCCCTTTGCAAGGAAATCTTTTAGAGATTCTTGTTCTGCCTTAAAAGATTGTTTGATCTCGTCAAAAATATCCATATGATTTATTTTCTACGCGAGACCCTTCTCTTTTTCTTTGACTGTCTCTTGGCTGTTCTTTTAGAATTAGACATGGCAATGGCCACCGCTTGTTTTTGCGGGTAACCCTCTTCTCTAAGTTTTTTAATGTTGGCTGAGATAGTCTTGGAAGATTTACCGGGTTTAAGAGGCATTAGAAATTGACCTCATTTCATCTGAAAGATTACGTGCTCTGTTGTAGGTTTGCTTTGCCCACCTAGAATCCATCATCTGATTAGCTGCTTCGCTGTAGTCTTTTGGATTTTGTTTAAGAGCTTTCCACATTTTTCTAAATTTAGATACACCTGATTCACCCATCTGATATACCATTTCTATAATAATTTCTTTTGCCTTGCAAGGTAAATCTTCTACTTTGTTCTTCTTGATAAGCCTGTCAGCACCGTCTTTAGCTTTTTGCAAATCTTCTTGAAAAAGTTTTTCCCAGCCTTCTTGATCCGTTGGGATTTCTTCTCCGGGCAATATTTTATGCCCAAAACCTCCTGTAAGAAAGCCAAGCGTGTCAGTATAGGGTTTGACCATATATCCTTCATGTTTCTTTATTCTCTCTTCTAAAGTTTTTATCAACCTGCGCCACCTTGCTTAACAGCGTTGACTAACATATTCAAAGCATCTTTCTGATTTTGTGTATCTGCTTTCTCAGATTCTAGTGCAAGTCTACCAGCTGCTTCCAGAGATTTCTTTGCGTCTCTGTCAGCTTCCAGAGAAAGTTTACTCAAGTCAATGAGTGTGTCTAGTTGAACTTTTTTATCTGCTGTTTCAGATTCTTGCGCTCTGACTTCTAGGTCAGCTGCTTTTTCCAAGGCATCCATCTGCATCTTCTGTTGATCAAGTTGCAGACGTTGCTGCTCTATGTTCATCATCTGTTGCTCTGGGCTTTGTGCTATGCCTAGCGAGGCGTTTGCATTTGCCACAGCTTCAGCTGCTTCTGCCATTACCATGTCACTGGTTTGCTCATCAGTGGCAACTCCTGTGACCATGCCACCTATCTGCTCTTGATATTTCATCAGCATGTGGTCTCTGATGTTGGCATTGAGTATAGGCACAATCTGTTGCATCATGGGGTTTGCACCGTTACCGGGGTCTTTGAGGAAGGCGCTCTTGAATTGAATGTGAGCATCGTGGTTCTGCCCCGGAAAAGCTGCAATGGGTTGCCCTTTGGAAGCTGCCATGATATCTGCCAGTGGGTCTCTTGCCTCTGGCTTTTGCTCTGGCGGGAGAACCTCGTCAAGGTTTGGAAAGTTTGCAGCGGTGAGAACTTCTCTGAACAGGGCTGGCATGTTAAATGTACCGGGAGGAGTTTGACTGGCCAGTTGTATTGCCATCTGTCCCATGGCAAGCCTGTGAGCAGAGGACGGTATGTTGGGGTCAGACACAGGTATGATATCAATCCTACCGTCAAAGTCATCTTTGAATACCTGCTGGTCTCCTCCTACAACTTCGTAGGGGTACGCAGGTGGGAGAGACTCAAAATTAATTCTGGCCAGAATGTCAAACTCGTCTTTCTGCGACTTGTGCATTCTCTTGTGTATAGCCGTGGAGAACTTAGACGATGCGTCTAGAAGTGCCATGGTGGTTCCCACGGGACCATAGTTAGACGAGTCTTTGATAATATTCTCTGTGGAGTCAGCAAACTTCTGCCCAGCTTGCACAACAAACTGTAGCATCTGGAGGAGTGTACCTGACGGTTCTTTATAAGGGAGCGGTACAATTGCCTTGGTCAGGTCAATGCCTGTGCTCTCTACTTCCTTGAACTCACCGGGAGAGATAGGTTCGTTGTCACCTACAAGTCTGACACCTCTGGCCTTGAAACCACCGGGGAGGTTGGCAAACTGTCCTGCGTCTACCAGAGAACGCATGGCAGTTGTTGCTGTCATGGTCAGATTGCCTAGGAAGTGAATCAGCCCTAGCCCGTAGAAGGCAAAACCCGGAACATACTTGTAGTGTGTAAAGTGCAGTATGCGCTCTCTGGTTGGGTCTTCAGGATTGTAATTTCGTTTGATGGAAAGAACCTGTTTACTGGTTAGATCAACTGTGACTACATAGGGAAGGGCAACGCCACTAGGATCGCCATATGGTTCTGGAAGATCAAGGTTACAGTGCTGCTCCAATAAAACATATTGTGGGTCCTCCTCTAACGATGGCGTAATGCCCATGATGTTGTCAATCTTCTGGTTCATTGAAGTTACTTCTGGTGCAGAAGGTTCTCCAATGTCAGTATCTAGATACATTCCAGATACAACATCTTTTTTGAAATCGTTTGGAGA